TTACTTTGACAGGCATTCTCTAGCAGGTGATCTTTCTCCACAAGCAGAATACGTATATGGAATGAAATTGCTAGAGGAATTACTGAACGCACGAATTAATGGTGGCACAATAATACGTCAAACCCGCAAAGCATTCCAACATATTTTAATTGCGGCAACACTGGGTTTTTCATTTGCTCAAAACAAGATTGGTGATATGTATTTGGACGGTGATATTACTGGTAAAAGTACGGCTGATGCTAAGAAATGGTATGAACTAGCCGCAAAACAGGGGAATCCTGAAGCACAATTTAATCTTGCTCTTGTCTTGGAAGCGGAGGGTGATCAAGATGGCCGTATAATGGAGTTAACTAAATCAGCATCTACGGGTTATCAGTGGGCGATTGATGAACTAGCAACAATCTCAGAACAGCAGATGGCACGGTCACAAGTTTCAGGTTTTTTAGGGAAAATCAAGGGATTCGTACAATCCGCAAAATCGGCTGTAGGAGCAGCCGCGGGTTCAGCTGTAGGAGGAGTAAGCGATGCTTTAGCAGCCATACAGAGAAAGAAGGACCATATTCAAGAAGCATTGGAAACAAGGGCCGCAAGCATTCAAAAGGGTGCTATAGGATTAGCAAGAGGACCGGCCGGATTTGCTGGAGGTTTACTTGCTGGTGTTGCTGACCGTTTACCAATGTTTGGTCGGGATGCTAAGGCAGCCGCAGGACAACTTACCCAATTTTCAAGGAATAACAGAAACAGAAATAAGAGTCTACAACTGGGCCAAGCATATGAGAACGTTAAAGCAGCAGGCCCTGTAGGTCTACCTTCGGAACTTGATTATGCGGAGGCTCGTCGTCGCGGTGAAGAACAAAGACTCCGACTTGGACAAGAAGGTCCTGCTGGAGCAGGCGGAGGAGCAGCCCCCGAATTCGCTATCAGTAATGAACATAATGAGAATAACGAGAACAGTCGTACTAGAAAACGCAAGCAGAGAAAGCATAATCGTAAAAATTCTCGTAGGCACAGGTAGAGATGTCAGTAAGACCCGTACGTGTAAGTATTGTTTCCTTTAATTTGGCAAATACAACAGAAACATTAAGCGCTGATTCAACTGAGGTTCTTCAATTCAACCCCGACATTCATGTAGAAGCAACACAGGAGGATTACAGACCAATAGATAATCACTCCATTTTCGGCGGAGTTTTAACAGATAAACGCTACAGTATGTTTGACATGATTTCACTAAATACCAAACCTACAGATATGAATGTTGTTCTTCGTGTATATATGAAGTATGGTACGCTAGATTCTCAAGGTATGACTGACCATAAGATGGGAAAGCAGCCTCTTCCTGAACTTAATGGACAAACCGGTAAATTTGTTCTTCAAGCACAGGCTGCAGCCGATCGTTTACCTTTCGGCAACAAGGGGTTTAGCAAGGGTGCGGTTTGGATAAAGATCTATGAGCCATACCCCATGCTTTTCATCAACATGCACTTGCCCATTCTTAAGACAAAGGGAAATAAAGGTCTTGGGTTTGAATTCCGTGCTCAAAAACTCAAGGAAATCCTACGTAATCCGGAGATCACTGCTCTAGCAACACCAAATACAACTGTTTTTGTCATGGGTGATTTGAACTTCCGTATTAACCCCGACCAGCACGACCAGCTTACTAATTTGATTGCAAGTGATATTCCTTTCCTCAAGGAACTTGACTTCCTGAGACCGGAAGACAGAGTAATCACCTGTAAATTTGAGAAGAATAGAGGCGAAGCCTGTGCGGAGGCTCGTCGTATTCAGCCGGTAGTACCTGGTGGCCCCCCGATGGCGACAGGTATGGATTACTGTGTTTCAGAGAAACGAACACCCAGTCGCTGCGATCGTATTCTCGTTCACAGTGCGGTCAATATTTCGATCAAAGTTTTACAACACAAAGGTGCGGATCTGGTTGATGCCTCTGATCATAATGCCCTATTCGCAACCGTTGAACTCGGATATTTACCCAGTAAGGCGGCGGAACCAGCATGGGGATCAGGAGACCAAAACACAAGTAACAATGAGGCAATTGCTCGGATAGCACAAAGTAATGAAAATGCTCGTGCCGCAAGAAAAATGGAAGAGAGGAAGAGGGGACTAGGAGGTTGGTTGTTTGGTAAACGCAGACAAACACGCAAACAGAAACAGAATAGACGCAGAACACGCAAGGCCTAGAAAGTCGCCCCTCCTTCTTCAGCCTCATAGCCAAGTAGCGGTAACCTACAGATATAATCATTTGATGTTAGAATCTTTGTTAAGATAACATCATTCTGTGTAGGTTCTAGCAAAAATGAAGCCTTGAAATCAGCCAAAAGACTATCAACGGTAGCCTTATTGACGAGAAAAGCCATCGGCCCACCCAGCCAGAACTCTTTCTGGATATATAAGTCACGGTCTTCAATAACAAAGAAGCGGCCACACGGATCAACGGTTAAGGAATCTATCGGCCACGATGGTTTGAGAATACCAGGCACACAGGGAACCCGTCCGTTCCGGCCCCAGAGAAATCCGGGACAAAAATGGAGAGTTCGCCATCCCACCGGTAGAGCAGCAACAGTCGCTTCTAAATTATTTACAAAATTGTCAATGGGAAAAAAATCATTATCGCAGAGTATTGCATATTCATAATTTGTTCGCTTGAATAAAGCAATCATCGCCAGCATATTCTCGTATAGAATTTCTATTTTATCCTTATGCTGGTTGCCATGATGGACCAAAAGAGGAATGCCGTATTTATTGAAATTACAAACAAGATTACTTAGCCGCCGATCGGAGATTATTGAAGGGATTGTCGTTGTTATGAGAATTAGATCTAGCATCTTATTATAATGCGTAAAAAATTGAAATAACTGCTAACGCAGACATATGCTGGAATGAATCTCTTTATCCTGTCTAGTAATCCGACCGAAGCCGCCGAAGCACATGCAGATAAGCACGTAGTGAAAATGATCTTGGAGGCATGTCAAATGCTGTATTCGGCCCACTGGGTCGCAGCATATCCTAATCTGCTGGAAAATAAGTCGCCAGTTGCTGTTAGCCGTGCCCACAAGATTCTAGCAAATCCTCTATCAATGGTAGATGCTCCCTCGAGAGTGGGTAAGGCTGTTCTGGAGAGTGGCTACAAACCGGCTCATATCCATCATCCGTGTACACGATGGATAAGGGCTTCTCTTCAAAACTATCAGTGGGCCTGCGAACTTGCTCTAGCAATTGGTCATGAATACACATTCCGCTATGGCAAGATCCATGCGTGCCAGCAACATGCGGAATGGCTTGAGCGGAATCCGCCTGTTCTTCCCAATGAGGGCCTCCAGCAGTTTGCGATAGCTATGGCCGTTGAGTATAAAATCAGTGCTGATCCGATTGTATCATATCAGCACTATTATAGGACAGGAAAACAGGGCCTCCTTCAGTACACTAAGAGGAAGAGGCCTCTATTCCTTGGGGAATAGACGCTCATTCCATGGGGAATAGACCTTTCCGTACTTTCCCAGTAATCTTTGAAATAAGACCAGGTTTCTGCCTGATGGTTGCGGCTACACAAGCATAGGCTGTCAAGCCACATTCCTTAATAGCATAATTATATAGCCAATCTGCGGGTAAGGCGAAACCCTTTTTCAAATAATTTTTGTGTGTTTTTAGAACAGCCGCAACTGCTTTCCGATTGAAGATAACCGCATGAGCACCCCATGATCGTGTCACTTTTTTGATTCCAGCATCGGCTGTTCCTTCACCCTCTACGATTTCATTCACGCCTAAATAAATAATATCTGCTGGTTTATCCAAGGCAAAAACGCGTTCTAGATAACCGTCAAAATCCCCAACCACTTCCGCATCATCTTCAAATACGCAAATGTATAAAAATCCTGCCGGAAACTTTTCAAGAATATTTACATGACTCAGCAGACAGCCAAGTTCAGCGGCAGTTGTTGTTCCAGTCCATGGATGCCGCCGAGGAAAATCAGTTGTAGCAACGAGGGAGCCATCAACACCTTCTTCCCGTTGAATCTTTAATCCAATCTTTTCCTCTAATTCAATAATACATGATTCACGGTCAGTATCTTGAGACCGGTGAATAACAAAACAGGGAACATCTAGCAGCCTGAAGGGCATTCTTCTTAGAGTTTTGCTAGGAAGTTTTAGGCCCTATTAAGTAGGAATGTCCACAACTAAAACACCCGAAGAAATTCAAGAGGAAAAACAAGCAACATGGAATACTCTTTCAACACCTGTATATGATGAATTTGTTGGAAGTGACCAAACCGAAGCAACATATAATATTTATCTTCAGATGCTAAAAAGCAATTACGCCGATTTTAAAAACATTGATATTATTATTTCCTCATTCGTTAAAAATATGACATATAACGTAAGTAAGGAGGATTGGATAGCGGGACTCAAAGCCGCGGAAAAGTCGTGTCAAATGGTTACCGACCAAGGCATGATTGTTATGGCGGATTCAAATTGAAGCAAAAAAATTTTTAACCCATAATAGAATGGCTGACTATGAAATTGCCGTCTTTGAATATTCGGATCTTTATGATGGAGCCGCAACAGTTCCAGCAGATAAAGTTGTAGATGAATTTATAGAGCAGTATAAATCCTATCTAAGCCCGGAATATTATCCGGAAGATGAAGTATGGTTTATGAGGAGCCGGACATGGCTTTCCTACAGAGATAAGACGGGCGGGGATAAGCCCATGACTGTCATGCTAATTGGCCCGATAACTGATGAACTTGTTGCTGAGATTGAAGCGGCTGTTGCTAAGTTGTACATTAAGGCCTGTCCGGACTGCGGCAAGGATATGCCCAATGTGAAATCAACAAAATGGGAAGTGTGTGAAGTGTGTAGGGAACTTTAGAACTCTACTTAAATATATAATAATAAATCTGTCAGTAATGGAAAAAAGAAATTCAATATACAAGATGAATAAGTATGTACAGGACGTCATGATGAACGTAAAAATGGAAAACGTAGAGGGAAGCTCAATACAAGAACAGATTTCCTATTTTATCGGTCTCATTGAATATAATCACCATATCAAACGTATTGTCGAAATTGGATTCAATCTCGGCATTTCGGCCGCAGCATTTTTGAGCAGCCGTAATGACACTGAGGTAATAAGTGTAGATATCGGTTGTCATGCGTATGTTTTACAAGCGAAAGAACAAATAGACAAGAATTTTCCAGGCCGGCACAGGCTCATAATCGGAAATTCTAAAGACGTTATTCCTTATCTACACAAGGAACTTGCCTGGTCGCCAGATATGATTTTTATTGATGGAGATCATGGAGCACCGATGCCGCAGATAGACATAGAGAATTGTTTACTATTCGCATCGCAAGAAACACTTCTTATCTTGGATGATGTGTGTGAAGCCCACGGTGGCTACGGAGTGGTAGAGGCATTTGATGAGGCTGTACAAAAGGAGCAAATTATAGTCTTGAGAAAGATCACGCATAATGATCGCGGCTGGGCCCTATTTAAGAAGTGGCCGAACCCTCTCAGAATCTGATGGAAGAATACAAGACAGGAAGTATATGCTGTCTGTAAGGCAAAGATATCACAAAATATACTTAATATTTAGATGGCAGCCTTGACTTCAAAACTCTTCAGCGGTTTCTCAAGCGTTAAACCCGTAAAAATGTCCAACTTTGGAAATGCTCTTCATATTGGAACAGGCACTCTATTCTGTAGTGTTCCTGTTACATATGGCTGCTACTTGGCACT